AAGAATGCAAAGCAATACGAATCCATTGATGCAAATATATTACTTTTTAATTTTATTGGTTTCATAAAGTTTGCTCATGAACTCATTACAATCAGGTATGTTTTTTTGCTTGCACCAAAACAAAGCTCCAGCCATATCATTATCTTTTAGTATTAGTTCAGAATCAATATCCGGATCTCCGATTGATTCATGGCTTAATCTCCCATTGTATTTTACAACTTGATCATCATATCCAAAAAAGATCATGTTTCTTATAGCATTGATTTTATATGCCTCATCCATAGTTTCAGCATATAAATACCATCCAATAGTTTCAGTTTTATTTTTAATCAATTTTATTTTCATAACATATATTTAAAAGTTTATTCAAATATAGATTTGATCTATGCATTCAGTATGCACATATAAAAAAAAAGAGCCTCAAAAAGAGGCTCTCTAAAAACAAAAACTAATTAATTAATTATGATTTTGTAATTGCAGTTATTGCAGAGCTGAATGTTCCTTGAACAAATGCATTTGGATTATAGTTAGTTAAAGCCTCTCTCATTTTGGCTCTAATAGTAACAAATCCTTCTCTTATGTTAACGCCATCCTCTCTGTAAATTCCTAAGCTGATACCCTCTCTTACCCATAACTGAGATCCGAGAGCAAAATTACCAACTAAGAATTTTCCAGCTGTAACTGCTGTATTAAGAACAACTGGCACGCCCATAAATGAGGGTTGTAATCCAGCATAAACTTGATCCTTTAGATATTGATTTGTAGTATCTTTCAATACTAAAATCTTATGAAAATCTGATGGATTTAAAACAATATGATCAGCCTGATAATTAACTAATGCCAATTGATTCATTGATGCAACTAATACATCAAACTCATTTGGATTAGATACAGCCTGATAAAATGCTCCAGATGCTCCAGTAACAAATGCAGTTCCATCTGTAAAAATACCAGATAAATTTGGAGCTGTTCCATTACCATTTAAGATCTGATCATCCTCAACTGCCATAATTTTTGATGGCACTCTTGCAGATAGATAAGAAATTAATTGCTTGTAATCATCTAACATTTCCTCAGAAACTCTTAGATAAGTTCCAATTTTTCTAACATTAGCATCTTTAGCTTCAAGCTCAAAATCTGTTTGTCCTAATGTTGCTCCCTCAGATTTCGCTGATACTCCATCAGAGTATGCAGTTTCCTTAACATATCTAACAACATCAGAATCTGTTGATCCAATTGGCAGAATCTCTCTAATGTGAGATGGCTTACTTGGATCAAATTTTACACCATCAACCCTTGTAGGCTGAATTACATCTCCTGTAAAATCTGAGCTGATTTTCATATCGGCCTTTAAAATAAACTCAGCCGATCTGCCTCCTTTTTTCAAAGGCTCTAATGCTCCATTTTCAATTGCTTTTTCCAAAGCTGATTTGAATGTTGTTGGAGCCTGATTTGCTTCAAATGCTTTTTTCTGTGCTATCTCTGCATCATCCATTCTCTTATTAAGAGAATCAACTTTTGCATCTACATTAGCAACAGCCTCAGCATTATCTGCCTTTATAGTTTCAACTACTTCCATTGATTTTGTTTCAATTTTATTATCAATTTCTCCAGCCAAACTATCTAACGAATTTTTTAATTCTTCATTCATTTTTGATGAGGCTCTTAACCCCTTTATTTAGAGTTATTTCTAACTCTGTTTGACAAATATTTAACGATCTCATTTGAATTGTCCTCAATTATTATTTCTGGCTCAGTAACAATAATTTCAGCTGGCTGAGTAGCATCTGCAAATAATGATTTTAATTTTAAGATCTCTGATTCTATGGCATATCCCAAATCATCCGAGATATTACCTTTTCTGATCAGTTTACATAACCGATCATATCGTTTAAGAGTTTCATCCAGGATCATCATATCTGATTTTACATCCAGGATCTTAGCCTCCTCATTGGATGCTAATGTAACAGCTGAGATCTCATAAAGTTTTACTTCAGAAATCTCTCTGTAACCCTCTTTATTTTCTTTTTGAATTGGCATGATCCCAACAGAGTTTTCATTAATGATGCCCTCTTTCATTAAAGTATAAACATCTCTCCCTAATTGAGTATCAGCAATTTTAGCCTGGAAAACCAATCCTTTATCATCCTCATAAAGCTCTTGCATTTTTCCGATAGGTTTATCCATTTTATGTTGATATAAATATTTAACCCTTGATCCATTTTCCTCAATGGTTTTTTTATAAGCTCCTTTTTTAATTACATCCCCATCAGCATCTTTATTATCAAAATAAGATCCATATCCTTGAATAATCATTTTTTGATCATCATAATCTTTTAATTCTCCAAGAGGAGCTGTTTTAAATAGTATATTATCAGCCATAATTATTTTTTTACAAATTTAATCAAAATAAATTATCTGGTTTTTCCTTGAGATCTGTATGGTTTTTTGTATTGTTTAGATCCTTTTGATCTACTTAAATTTTTGCTATGGATCCCCTTTCGTTTTTTCTTTGGAGGCCTTACATAAGTTGTAAAATTGATTCCTTTTTTCTTAGCCATTTTTAATTGTAATTACTTCCCCATCAAAATGATCATCTTGATCCTTTGTTGTTATGTATTTATTTTTTTTATAAGCATCTAATATCATTAAATAAGCATCAGCCTGATCGACATTTGCCAGCCTTTCAATTAAAAAAGGTTTTATTGCTTCCGGATATTTATTAAAATAATCATTCTCTATTTCAAAATATTCATTAATTTCTTTTTGTTCTGATTCAGATAGTATTCTCATTTTTTATTTTTTTTATTAAATAATTTAAGGCATTTGCCAATTGTTTTGGCAATGATGCAAGCCATTGATCAACAACTCGAATTAAATCATCAAATAATTCTGGATTAAATTTCTGAAATACATAATTTCCAAAATATTTATATTGAAATGCCTCAGCAACAACTTCAGCTAATCCATTTCTATTCATGTAACCAACTTTATGCCCATATCCAGCTAATCGAGGATAATTTTTTGAGATCCCAAATAATCCATCCATAGTATCAATAGCATATATCATCTGCTGATTTATTTCATTTCTTATAGCAAAAGGATTGATGTTTTTATTGCCATATTTATTTAGTGTTTCAATAGCATTCACATAAACATCATCTCCATAGATTTGAATTAATCTGTTTTCCACGAATGCACTTATTTCATCAGCTGATGCTCCAGCTTGCCTCATTTGTGATATTGTATTTGATAACTTTTTATAACTCTCATCAAACATAGATGTAAATTTTTTATATTGTTTTAATCCAGTTTGTCCAACATATCTTTGTGCAAATTTTTTCCAGATTTCATTACCAAATCTATAAGGTTTATAAGAGCCCCAGTTTTTAATACCAATTCCAAAATAATCATCAAGAGCATGGCCAAACTCATGCATAAATGTTCTAACCTGGCTTGTTCTACCAAAGGCTCTTGATAGTTGCATTTTTTTCTCTGATGGCCGATAAAATTGCCTAATATCTTTTCTTGCCTTAGTTATAAATAGCCTCAGTTTATTTAAAGGCTGAGATCTGTTTATTATAGAAATGTAATCATCCAGATCAGCTCCAAACCCTTTTAATTCCTCAACATAATTTCGCATCTTATCAGTAAATTTTGCATATAAATCTCCCTCATTTGATCTCCTTTGAGTTTCTCTTATTGTTCTTAACAGATCATCAATTTCTTTAGGAGGTGTTATGGTTGCTCCTCCAGATGCTGGCAATATTCTTGCAACTCCAGTTGAAACCAGATCTCCAGCTCCTCCAGGTGTGTTGGAAACTAATCCAAATCCGACATCAACAAGATCTCCACCAACAACTCTTTCATTATATGTTTTTGGGATGTAAAAAACTTTACAAGTACAATTACAAACATTACCAGCTGATCCAGCTGGATCTCCAGGAAAACTCATCATATCTGATTTACCATCTGGAGCTATAACCAGGAATTTTTCATGTTCAGGGATAGTTTCTCCATCCAGCTCCATGTGGCCATCTCTTGAGGTTGGCAAAAAAGATGATTGCCAGGTTTTATTAAGAGATGATTTATCGAACATAGTAAAAGCTGATTCTCTCATTGCCATATTTGATGCTGTTGTTGTTTCAGTTCTTACGATCCTGGTTGCCTGTACTTTTGATAAATATGTTAATTGTTTTCTTATGATCCTGGTTTGCTCTGGCACTCCCAGAGCCATAAATTTTGGATCTCTCATTAACTTTGAATAAAGATTGTTTAATTGTTTTCTTTGATTTGCTGACAATCCAGTTATTCTTTTTGTTCCAATTTGAGCTGAAATATTTGCAAATGTTTCCTCCCAAGCTGTTTGATAATTTTTAGTTTCAAGATCTTTCGTTGCAAATTTTTCAAAATTATTAAAATACCAATTAGCCATTGACATTCCTACATTAACATATAAGAACTTATATGCATTAAGCCAATCAGATTTTGTAAATAGAAATGGAAAATCTTTTTTTTGAAATTGTAAGAATTGATCAATAGTTGAAAAATATTTATCCTTATAAAATTTGCTCCAGGATCTTATTTGTTTCCTTTCTACAATTTTATATTTTTGATCATAAGCTCTGGAAAACTTGTTATAATTAATCATCTTTATATTTGTTTCTTATCCTGGTAACATAAGGGATCATTGATTTGCCTCCCCAAAGTTTATAAGAAACCCATCCAGCATCTTTGTAAGGCTCATCCTGGTATTTGGGATCTATTTTTTCATTTCCCTTATGCCTCATTAAAAATGAATAAATATCTAATACATCTCTAAATGATAGATCAGATCTTGATGCCAATTGTTTAGCTCTTTTCCATCCAGTTGCTGTTCCTCCTTTTACTTTAGATCCATGTTTTTCTTTTAGATCTAACATCCTCTGAGCGTTGTTTGATGCTGATTGAGGATAGCCATCAAAACTCATTTTGTAAGGATCCTCCTCGTTGTTATGACTTGATTTTTTTTTTGTTGATTTTGGATGTTCAGCTGGCAAGAGATCTGTATCATGCTGGCCAGATCTGAATCTCCCATTTCTTAAAACATATAAAAAAGAATTTACTCTGGCCATTGCCCATTGTTCTGGAGATGAAACTGATGGCCTAACTGATGATGGATTTGTTCTATATGCTCCGATCCCTCTTTTGTAAACTGCATATAAAGTTCTAACATTTGTTCGTTTACTTACAGCATTGTTTACTTTTTCATTATGATCATCAGCCTTTTTTTTTAATGCTTTTTCTAATCTTGCACTCATTTGCTTTTCCTCATCCTCATCATGATAATTTTTATCATTCTCAATAGCCTCCATATATTCCTCATGAGAATTAAATGG